CCGATAAGGGGGATGGTATTGAAGACCTCATAATCCCGATAAGGGGGATGGTATTGAAGACCTCATAATCCCGATAAGGGAGATGGTATTGAAGATCCCATAATTCCGATAAGGGAGATGGTATTGAAGATTTTAACGAAGTGATCCATAGGAATGTCTTTGGGACACTCGCGACCTACAATGCCCAATTGGGGGTGACTGCCTAATGGGATTGTGAAGATTTACGAATCGGAAATGGGGTGACTGCCCAAACGGAGTAACGATGATCAGCGATAAATCATGGACGATTATCCTCGAAAATATGGCGTTGTGTAACGTTATCGCACAAAAATTCAAACCGCTCCCATCATATATCACTATCGAAGACCTGATAACTGGACCAGGTTTGACCTGTATGATTAGGTGCGTTAGGAATTGGGACGCAAGCAAAGGCCGATTTTCGACATATGCTTATACATCAATTTATCGGTCAATGTCGCGGTATATCATGCAGATATATTCAAAGAGGTCAACTGAAGTTGAAATTCTCGAAACTGAACCAGATATCGATGTGCGCGAAAAGAACGAATCTAAAATTGATGCGTATAATATACTTTCGAGCGTGCCGAAATTTGATCGCACGATTCTTCTTATGAGGTATTGGCAATGTAAAACTTACGACGAGATTGCGTCATTTTTGGAGTGTTCAAAAACCCAGGCGTTTATCTACCTCCAAGAGGCTATTGAACGATGCCGCGATACAAATTAAAGGGGGCTCCTCATGATGATAAATTTCGATGTACTGGCATTAAACGACGGACACGGGAACGATGTAATAAGTGGGCTCTTAAGGGAAGTGATCGTTGTGAATTTCATAACGGTCGGCGATTCGTAGGCCGGGATAATTCAATGTCACGACGATTTATGAAATTTTTAGGGCCTACCTTAAAACGCAAAATAGAAGAACTGACTTCTGAACCGCATCATGATCAAATCAACTTATATGATGAAGTGGCTATTGCACGGTTGTCTGCTGTTCAAGCCCTTAAGCTTGCTGAACCTATTCTAAATGGGGAAGTGGATGTTAAGCCTGAGGTCGCTGCATTGGCAATGGAATGCTTACGAGATGCGATGGATCATGTTAAGGATGTTGTTACAGCCGCTGCAAAAATTGAAGCGAATGCTGGTGGCAAAGTGTCACTGCGTGTCATTGATTTGATTGTTGTTCAAATCGTAGCAGCGATTCATGAGGTTTGTGCTGATGACGAGTTGGCTGATAAAATAGCATTGCATATTCGTGAAACTGTTCATATCCCTAATGAGGATACTCCTGTTAATGGGGTGGTTCATATCGGAGTTGAAAGTACCCCTGATGTAATGGTTATGGAAATGGATCAAAGCGTGTGCGGAATATGACATTAACGCCAGCATGGACTATGTTAAGACCGCATGCAAAACAAATGGCTTTATGGCAATGTCCTAAAAGGTTTGTTGCAGTCCCCGCCGGCCGTGGATCGGGCAAAACTGAATTAGCAAAAAGACGGCTTGTCCGCTACTTAGCCGTTTCCAAACCATGGCCCGATCCACGGTATTTTTATGCAGCTCCAACAACAGCCCAAGCAGTTTTAATTGCTTGGGACCATTTCTTGTCATTGATTCCTCAAAAATGGATTGCGGATATTTATACGGCTAGTCGTCGTATAAAAACCATATTCGGAAGTGAATTACGAATCGTTGGTATGGACAAACCCCAACGAATTGAAGGAACACAATGGGATGGCTGCGTGCTCGATGAAAGTTGTGACCTTAAACCGAAGGTTTTTGATCTTAATGTACTCCCTATGTTACTTCATAGGGATGGTTGGTGTTGGAGAATTGGTGTTCCAAAACGACAAGGACCTGCCGCTAATGAGTTTCGGCAATTCTACGAAAAGGCGATTACTGGAGAAATGGAAGATGGGGCTGGATTTTCGTGGCCCAGTTCTGATATTTTACCTCCAGGTGTAATCGCTGACGCTCGCGCTCGCATGGATATTAAGGATTTTCGAGAGCAGTTAGAAGCGAAGTTTGAGACAGCGGGTGGACAAGTATTCTATGCTTTTGATAGTGAGCGTAATGTCCGTTCTTGTTCCTATGACCCTCGAATGCCGATTATTGTTGGTAGTGATTTTAATGTCGACCCCATGTCATGGTGCATTGGGCATCGATACCAGGATCGGATGGAATGGTTCGATGAAATTTTCAAACGAGATACGAATACCGCGGAATGCTTAGATTTGTTATGGGCTAGGTATGGTACTCATTCTGGAGGGTTTGAGTTTTATGGAGATGCAACATCATCCGCGAGAAAAACATCAGCATCATTGAGCGATTACAAACAAATTCTCAGTGACCCACGATTTATTAAAGTCGGTCGAACAGTCCATTATCCCTCTGCCAATCCGCCTCGTCGTGATAGGTTTGCCGCTTGCAATGCGATGTTTTGTAACGCAGCAAGCATATATAGAATGCACGTCGATATGAGATGTGAGAATCTCATTACGGATTTGAAAAGTAGGTATTACCCACCTGGTAGTTCAGAGCCGGAAGACAGCGCCGACTTAGGGCATATGACTGATGCCATGGGCTATGTGGTATATTCATTGTTCCCAATTGAAGTACCAGTGTCAACAAGCATTCAACAAATATACATGACGAAATGAAAATACATAAAAGAACAGGCCCTAGGGAAAGATGGTATAGTCTAGTCAGATGTGGAATTACAATGCTTAAAGAACATCTTACAAGAGACTGGAAAAAAGTAACTTGTAAGAATTGTTTAAGGACGAAAGGATAAGTAATGGACGAGGTCACTGGAGCACAATCTGTTGATGCACCATTTTTCTTTAGGGTTATTCAACCTCCGATGCCAAGTGCAGTTACCTATGATACCTATCGGGCAATGCGAACTCATCCAACAATCGCGCTTGCACGGGCTTTGACTGTTGCACCGATCGTTGGAAGTGAATGGAGTGTTGAAAATGTTAAAGATGCTCCAGATGAAGCGGTCGACTTAATTAAGGAAGATCTTTTTGGTATTCGTCCGCAAATAATGGAGCAGGCTCTGTATGCAGGGATTGATTTTGGCTGGATGAGTTGGGAAAAGGTATTTGATATTCGAGGCAATCGATTGCATCTTCGAAAGTTAAAACCACTACTCCATGACATCACAAGTATCTTTATTGACAAAATAACTGGGGCATTTGCTGGTGTTGAAAATAATTCAGTGACTTTAGAATTAGAGCGAACACTTCTTATCCCATGGAGGGTAGAAGGAACGAATTGGTATGGGATTCCGTTACTTGAGAATGCTCGTAAGGTCTATGACCGATGGTTTCAAGTTGACGATGGGGCGTCACGATATGATACGAAGATTGCTGGTGCGAATTTCATTGTTCATTACCCTGGTGGAACTACTTCGGTCAACGGGGTTGAAACGAATAATTTTGAAATCGCAAAGGCTCTTTTGAACTCCCTTGAATCAAGTGGTTCGATTGCCATTCCGCATTCACCTCTTGATTATGTTACTAAGCTCAACGAACAAACCCCTGATGCTTGGCGAATTGAATTGCTTTCCGATAAGTCAAGTAAGCAGCCGAGTTTTCTCGTCAGGTTGGAATACTTTGATAAGCTGCTTGTTCGTGCTTTGCTATGGCCAGAGCGCGCTTTGCTCGAAGGGAATTATGGAACGAAAGCTGAAGCAAGTGTGCATGCAGGGGCGGCTTTACGAAATATGGAATTGATGGATGAGTATATAACCAGGTTTGTGAATTGGCATGTTGTTGATCAATTGCTTGCATTGAATTTTGGGCAAGCAATGAGAGGTGCAGTCCAACTTAAGTCATCACCAATTCTTGATGAGAAACGGGAATTCCTCCAAGAGATATTCTTGACAATCTTGAAAGACCCATCAGGGGCAATTGAATTGATGGATCAAATTGATGGGCAAGCAATTCAAGAACGTTTGAATGTACCCCTTCGGGAAGTCGAAGTTGAAAATTGAGCCCTAATTTCTTAGTGCAGAAACAGTAACCAAATGGATGACCGTTTTGGAGTCTGTTGTTCAAAATGACTGATAAACACCGTGCTCGTTTAATGCTTAGGGATCAAAGCCAGCTGATCAGATTAGGGTCAGCGAAAGGCGCGAAAATCCTTGCTCCTTTTTTGAAAATAGCGATTCGTCATTTTCGAGATGGCCGTGATCCAACTCCAATAATTCTTCAAGGGCTGGATAAATTAAAAGACACGCTTGTGACACTTATGGAAAGTGGGCATTCTGCTGGGGTTTCACGGACAAAAACAAATGCTCCTCTTAAGTTATCATTTTCATCTACCACTACGTTTTTGAAAAAGAAAGCGAAGTTAACTGAAGCACAGGTCATTGCGCTTGAAGCCCAGTATTCAGTTGAAGCTGCTCGAGTCATTCCAAAATTAAAAGGGAAGGTGGATAAAGCACTTCGTGCTGAGATTGAAATAATTGGGTCTCAAGGACTTACCACTAGAGATGGAATTATTGCGCTGAAGAAAAGTTTTGTGAATATTGGATTGGTTCCAAAATCAAATCATGCCATTGAAGCAGTTTTCAGAACACAAACACAAATAGCATATAGTGCTGGTCGGTGGGATGCAGAGCAGTCACCAGAAATTCAAGAAATTCTTTGGGGGTATAAGTATGTTACTGTTGGAGATGATCGGGTAAGGGATGAGCATGCTGCTCTTGATGGTACCACTTTACCAAAGGATGATCCGTTTTGGGATGTTGCTTATCCCCCAAATGGATGGAATTGTCGATGCCAAGTAATTTCAGTATTCGAGAAACGTGAAATTAAGCGACCAACAGGGACTGCGGAAATTGCACCTGGCTTTGACTTCAATCCAGGAAAATTGTTTGCGACCATAAAATAATCCTCCTAGTTGGGGCGTATAGTATAAGGTAATGTTACTAAAGCTCGATACATGCCAGCAATTTCAGCCAATCGCCACTGAGAGTAAAGTTGAGGGCGTTCCTTCTCGAAAATTCCGTAAGGAAGTAATTCGTATTGGTGAATACGAAAAAGACGAAGTGAAATTCGAGGTCACGGCGTTGGCATTAGATAATTGGGTGAAGCAATTCCGCCGGATGAAACGCAATGGCGTGAAAGTCCCAATACCTTCTGTTCATGATTTTGAGGGTGATAGCGATAAAAATCGCGGATGGGTTACCGACTTTTTCGTTGAGGGTGAATCATTGTTTATGGTTTGCGACCTCATTGGTGAAGATTCTCTGCTAGCCGCGGAACGTGCAGATGTTTCACTATATTCACCCCCTGATTTTGTTGATGGTAAAGGCAACAACTATAGCCGACCCATCGTTCATGTCGCTATGACGACGCATCCGGTGATTCCCGGATTGAAGAAATTCGAACCTTTAGTTGCTTCATTGGAGAATAAAATGGACCTTGAGAAATTGGGAAAAGCACTTAAGCTTGATCTTACAAAAGAAAAAGCTGAAGATCAAATCGTCGCAGCGTTTGGAACACTTGCCGAGGAGTTAAAGAAGGCCAAAGAAAAGCCAGCGCCAAAGGCAGACCCGAAAAAACCAGCTCCGGATGCTACGTTGTTGTCACTTGCCGCCGACAATCGAACTATGAAATTGTCACAGCTCGTTGCAGCCGGCAAGATCACACCGGCCGTTAGTGACAAGTTGATGGCGATTTATATCGGGGAAGGGAATGCGGCATTGATTCTCAGTTTGCAAGAAAATCGTCAAGGCGATTTTGATGCTCTTGTTCTTGCTCTGTCAGAAAACGATCCGGTTAAGTTAGCGGAAACGACTGGTGGGCAAGTTCTTTCCAATCCATTGAAAGCAAAAGAAAACCCGTTAATCGCCGACGCTGAAGCGCGGGCGAAAGCGGTATAAGGTAAGAATTCCTCTGAACTTTTCTGGAGATTGAAAAATGACTTTGCAAACTGAAGATATTGTCATCGGCGATGTGGTAAAGATGGAACATCCCAGTGACTATTCACGGGAAGAAGCGGTCGTGGCTGATGGTGAAACACTCGTTGTTGGGACTATCTGCACAAAGGACGCATCGACAGATCAACTTTCGGCGCTTACCGTTGAAGTGGATGAAGTTCAGTTGATCGCGATTACGGGAACCTTAACCGCGGGTACGTTTACTCTGACGTTTGTGGATCTTAACGGCGATGTTCATACGACCGATCCCATTGCGTATGATGCAATTACTTCGGCGATTCAAACTGGAGTTGATACGGCACTTGGTGCGAGTAAAGTCACTGTCGGAGGTACAGCGATTACGGCAATGACGTTTACGTTTGACGGCACAGGTTATGCCGGGTTGGCACAAACGAAAATCGTATTGGATACTTCCAGTTTGACCGGCGTTGAAGATAACGCAGTAGGTGTAACTACCGCGGGCGGTGTTGGTGGAACATTGGAGTTGTCTATTGCACTTGAGAAGGTAACGACTTCTGGTTCAACAGCGAAGATTCCTGCTCTTGAACGTGATGCAATCGTTGCAAGTACGAAACTCGCTTATGGTGGCGCAACTGTGGCACTGACTGATGCAAAATTGAAAACACAAGGAATTCTTGTTCGAACGTCTGTATAGCCACTAACGGCTAGCGCTTTTGAAAGTGGAGAAGACTAATGAGTATGGTTGATGCCTTTAAGGCTAGTACATTCAACACAATTTCGCTTTCGAGCTCAATGAACAGGCTCCCGTTCAAGCCGTCGCGAATTGCGCAAATGGGTTTGTTTGGAACTAGGGGAGTCAGAAATCGTTCAGTGGTCTTGGAAATCATTGACGGAGTTTTGTCGCTATTGCCGACAGCTCCGTGGGGTACTCAAGGTTCATTGGGTACGACAGTCGCACGGAAAGCGAGAAACTTCGCTTGCTTACACATCCCACATGACGATGTGTTGCTGGCTGCGGATGTTCAAGATGTTCGGCAATTCGGCAGCGAAGATTCTGAAGCCGGTGTAATCCAAGCAGTCAATGATAAGTTGACTGTTATGCGTCAACGGCATGAAGTGACTTTGGAACATCTTCGTGCTGGCGCGATCAAAGGCAACATCTTGGATTCTGATGGATCAACGGTGTTGTTCAACTTGTTCACTGAATTCGGAATTTCCGAAACGACTGTGGCATTTTTGCTCGCTTCTGAAACGACGACTGCTCGGGAATACTGTTTGGATGTTGCTCGTGCTATTGAAACCGCTCTCGGCGGTTTGGTTTATGACCACATTCATGCTTTCTGTGGAACAGAATGGTTTGAGAAGTTCATTAAAAATGCAGATGTTTCTGGTGGTTATGATCGCTGGCAACAAGGTGAATTTCATCGAAATGATCCCCGCAGTGGTTTCAACTTTGGTGGAATTATCTTCGAGGAATACCGCGGATCAATTGGCGGCGTAACTTTTATTCCGACGGCGGAAGCAAGATTTTTCCCGGTCGGTGTTCCTGGTTTGTTTGAAACGTACTTTGCTCCTGCGGACTTTATCGAAGCGGTTAACACTGTTGGCCTTCCGATGTACGCCAAACAAAGCGTGATGGAATTCGACCGCGGAATCAAATTGCATACTCAAAGTAATCCCCTGCCGATGTGTACGATTCCTGGTGTCCTCATTAAGGGATCAACTGACTAAGGTTACCAGGTCATTGCTCCAGTCGTCCCCTTTAATTAGGGGGCGACTACACTCTTGAAAGGAAAAGTATGAACGCTACTTTACAGGAATTGATCAGGAATATCATTATCCTGATCATGGCGTTTTTTGGTTTCGTCATTGCGTGACAATACCAAAAGACAAGAATGGATCGCATTGGATCAAGGCTAATGTTTTGATGACCGCGGTGGTTCTTGGTCTTGGTGGATGGTTTGGCATCCGGAGTATACAATTCGGTGAAGAAATTGCTACAATGCGGGCAACAATGTATACTCTTAAGGATGCCCAAAAACTAGAGCGAGCATTAACTGCGAAAATCACTAATCTTGAAATCGCGATCGCTCGTAAGGAAAGATCATGAAAAAATTACTGTTGGTGTTACCATTATTTTTTATGGTCACTGGTTGTCTTCGAGTTTCAGTTGATCAGCCTAATAACGTAACTGAGATTTGTTTCGTTGCGGGCGATGAGGATAACACTGTTTTCGGTGCGAAGGTATCATTGGATGAAATCAAATTAAGTTCTGATGTCCCGACGCACGTTTATAAAACATGTGAAAAAGGTGTCAGTTGGGTTTTTAAGATTCTTGGTTGGGTCTTTAAGTTATGGCCTATTCTGTAAGAACTGATCTTGATAATGTTTTCGGTAAAAACAACATTGATTCATGGGCGGATTTAGATGCTGATGAAGATGCAGCGAAGATAACAGCACGAATAGCGGCCGCGATTGTTACTGCCGATGACATGATCGATTCATGTATGAGAAATGGGCCGTATCCACTTCCTCTTGTAGACCAAGCAGCGGCTACTCCGATTGTTATTCGTGATGTGTCTTCAAAACTTGCTGGAGTTTGGTTATACGAAGCACGTGGTGTAATAGATATGACACCTGATGGCATTGCAGTGCATCGATTGCAATGGCATAAAAGAAGCGCGAAAGATATATTGCGCGATTTGATTGCTGGTAAGCTTCGTTTAGATAGTGTCACAGTTGAGTCATTCGCTCCGGAGGTAATATGATAACACCTGCAGAAGCTTTTGGTATTGATCAGTGTATTCAGTTGATGGGCCATAAACATCCAACAGCTGTATTTCTGGCGAATGAAATTGCTTCGGTAACTCCAAAAGAGGGAACCGGAGTTGAAACGCAGACTGGTATTGATATGGCCGTAAAACTTTGTATTGATAAGGGTATTGCATATCCAAATCAAGCAAACTTGAAATTTTTGTTCACACGTGGCGATGAACGTAAACCTCTAAAAAGGAAACGCAAATGAGTTGGTTAATTGTACTTTTACTTTCGTTCACGGCTGTCGCAACTCCCACCGAAACTGAACAGCAAATCGAGTCTTGGATTGATGACGAGGTCGTTAGGAGTGCTTGTGTTGAAATAAGTCATGTTCACGAACCCCCGTGCACCGATATGTATGAGTTTCAATGTCCGGGAGGCTGTCCAGGACAACCTGGTGTGTGTGCTCAGTTTATGTCTGTATGTGTCGGAGAACTTTTCCCTGGTAGTGAAACGGTTTGCTGGCAGTTTGAATGTTTCACGACAGTGCCAATATGTGTGCAATGTTTCCCACTTTGAAATGTCCGACGTAAGAATAAATCTGAAGCCCCTATTAAGACTCGGAAACGTTCCAACAACTGTCTTTAGTCAGTGGGCTGCGAGGTATCGAGCTTTTGTTAATGAAAGGTTCGTGACATATTCACGAGGTGGTGGAAATTGGAAACCTCTCAAACGAAAACGTCGACGCGGCAAGCGAGCAAGAGCATCTTTACTTCGGGATACAGGAACATTATTCGCAGCTCTAAACGTGGTATTTTCAGGAGCTGCAGGACAATTGCAGAAATTGATTCCGAAGGGGATTCGCGTTGGATTTGGTGGTCCTGGGAAACATCCCAAGGCGCTCATTACCGTTGCGGAACTTGCTGCAGTTCATAATTTTGGGTTAGGGCGAGTTCCTAAACGCGAAATTATTGTTGATCCTAGTATAAAAGTTCTTAACGAGATGGCAAACGACATAAAGAGATTTTGGAATGGCCGTCGGAGTTGATCCACTTAGCATAGTGCATAATGCACTATGGACAATGCTTGAAGTTAATGCCGCTCTGGTGGCATTGGTCAAAGTTGGAAATCGCGTTAAGTATGATAACGTATTTAAGTTAGCACGTAAAGATGTTCTTAGTCAAGCGGACTTACCAGAAGTTTCAATTGTGCCTGCTGGTTCTTCGTTTGGAATTCAACAAACGAGCAATGGCACGAGGGTGTCACAATTCTATGAGTGTCGGTTGGTGACTGATGAATTGCGACTTGGACAGATTGGTGGATTTCTTCCTATTAAATGGGAAGTGATGCGTTCGTTTATTAACTGGCAAGCAACGCTATCCGCGTTAGTGTGGACTGGAAATACATTTGTAAAGAAACTCGCAATGACTGCAACTTCCGATAGTCTTATTGACACGGAGTTGACACTCGAAAGAGGTTTTGCTGGTTGGGTTTCATTGATGCAATTCGATGTTGAAATGTGGTTTCGCACGTTAGATGCGCAAGTAACATAGGAGCTTAATATGTCAGTGCTTAGTGGAACAGATGGCGTAGTTGATGGTGTGAACACAGTTCAAAAGTGGTCAATCAATTCAACTGCTGACTTACAAGCATACGTTGCAAGTAATACGAAACAGGGTACTGTTCGTGTTGCAGGCAATAAGGATTGGACGGGAACATTTGAAGCGTATGGTCATACTCCGATTCACTTTCCAGGTGATTCATTTACCGCCACTCTGTCAATTGACGAAACAAACGGAGTAGTGGCAGCTGCAATTTGTGATGAAGTTGTTATTGAATGGGATATCGAAGCGGGCGCAATTATTAAATACACAACATCATTCAGTGCGAATGCTGATTTGGTATTCGGTGCAGCAGCGGCAACGGATGTCACTGTTCCTGTTGTATTCTCATCGATTGGTACGAAACTCGAATCAGCTGAACCAATTGCAGTTCCGGTCTTTACGGAAATCATAAACATTCGAACTATGACATTGACCATCACTCGTTCGAATCAGGCATATGTAAGTAGTGGAACTGCTGGAAGTACTCGACGGGTGAAAGGAAACCTTGATTACACATTCAGCTATACATTATACGAAGCTGATCCAACGTTATTGATTGCTGCAAACGCCGTCAAGCACCTAAAGGTGTTTGTAAATGCGACGTTATTCTGGGAACTCAAATGGGTGCGATTTGGGGAAGTAAGCAATCTCGAAGTGGACATTGAAGGGGCGACTTTAGTCGGACCAACTCAAAGCGCTGGGATGGAAGGTTTCACTGATGTTGCTGGGACTGCGACTGAAGGATATATTAAGGATCCAGCAACTACTACACTCTGGCCAGTGTAATGAATTTATATCAGGTAGCTGCTACACCTTTAGTATTAAAGGGGTTAAAGTTTCGACCATTGACAATTGGGAATCTTGCTGAGTATGAATTCTGGGCAATTTCTACTTTTCCCAATAATGATCGTGCAATGGCTTTACAGTGCGCCGATGCTTGTGTTGATGGTCTTATAAAACTTCTCACCCTTAGTTCACACAAATCAGAACGCAAGATAAAGAAATTACTTCGTTCTGATGCAACGTTAGTAGCAATAAATGACAAGGTGTTGCCACATATACTTGGAACTTCATATAAGGGCGAGGAAAAATCGAAAAAGGGTGACACTGACTGGTCATGGATATTTCGGGGTTTGGCGGAATTGTTTAATTTTACGCCAAGTGTTGTTAATGCAATGACCATTGACCAGGTAACTGCATACCTGGTTGAGAAAACTAAGAAATTTGATACTCTCGGTGAAGCAACTGAATATATTCGGAGACTGAAAAGTGGCAAAAGCATCAGCGATAATTGATCTAATCGCTAATGATAAGCGCTTCCGTAAAGCGATGACCGGGATTCAAGGCCTTATGGGAAAGGTCAAGGCTTCAATGGAAGCCGTTTCGCGGGCTGCTCGAAGGACATTGCTTGTCGGTGCTGCAGCCATTGCAGGTTTTCTTCGACTCCAATCCCTCCAAATCAAAGCCGAAACAAAACTTGCAGCTGTATTAAAAGCGACTGGAGGTGCAGCAGGATTATCCGCTGAACAATTAAATAAGTACGCAGCAGAATTACAAGCGGCTACGGGTGTTGGTGATGAATTGATTATCAACATGCAGGCAGTATTAGCGACATTCAGAAACATTAAGGGTGATGTTTTTAAGGATGCTACAAAGGCCATTGTTGATATGGCTGCTGTACTTGATACTGATTTGAAAAGCGCTGCAATTCAAGTTGGCAAAGCGTTGAATGATCCCATACGAGGAGTAAGTATGCTCACTCGTGTGGGAATTACCTTTACAGATCAGCAAACAGACATGATTAAGTCATTCGTTGAAATGGGTGATACTGTTTCAGCGCAAAATGTAGTTCTTACTGAATTACAAATGCAATTCGATGGGGTCGCAGAAGCGTTAGGGAAAACATTACCGGGTCAAGCATTAAAGGCTAAAAGCGCACTTGGAGATTTAGGGGAAAAGATCGGTGCAGTATTTACACCTGCTGCGATTAAACTTTTCAAAGCCATTGTTAAACTCTCACGGCGGAGTAGTCGGTGGGTTACGGATAACGCAAAGTTAATTGTATCCCTTACAGCCACGACCGCTACTATCGCTATAGTGGCAGTGGCGATTCCTATTCTTGCCGGAACCATTGCTGTTCTTTCTAAATCACTTGTCATATTACAAGCGACTCTGTTACTTACTCGTGCGAAACTTGCGGCTCTTCCAGCGTTGATCACTGCCATTAACGCTTCAATTGTCGCAGCAGCGGCTGCGGTAGGGTTGCTTGTTATTCAATATGGAAGAATGCGTTCTGAAATAAAAGCAATTCGTAAATCATTAGGCGAAGCGACGACGTCACTAAATGAAGCGTCAACAGCTGGTCGCGAATTAAAAGAAGCTTTAGAAATTGAAGATTTTGGAACTGCGTTAGAGGCCTCTAAACGAAAAACTGAAGCATTAAAGAATGCTGTCAGAGGCCTTACAGCTCAAGTTGCTGAGTTAGAAGAGGGCGGAACAAGTTTCGTATTTGGCGATGAAAATCAAGAAGCGTTATTACGCAATACTAGGCAGCAAATTCGAAGATTGAATCGTCAAATTGAAGATTCTGCTGATGAAGAAAAACGTGTAAATGACTTGCTCGTGTCACGTTTGAGACTTGAAAAGGAAATTGCAGATAAGAAAGCAACATCAGCCGCTGCTGAGGCGAAATTCATTGCGGATAATGCAGTGGCTGTTGAAGGCATTCGAAAAACAAATCAAGAAATCGCCGTGTTGAAAGGGGAAATTACTCAGCAGCAAGCGGACTTTAATGATTTGTTTTCTCAAGGTGTCAACGCTGCATTGGCGGCTGCATTGATTGAGGCTAAAACCGTTAAAGCTAAAATTGTTGCACAACAGGCAGAAAAGAAAGCCACTAAAGATAAGCAACAAGCAATACAAAAATCAATGAGAGCTGAAGCGGCTGCGATTCGTGAATCGTTACTTACCGATAAACAGCGACTAGCAAATGACATTGCTCGAGTTAAGTTACTCGAACAGCAGGGATTCTTGACACGGCAAGAGACTGCAGAAAAGATCAAGCAGCTTAAGGCTCAAACAGAAATCAATAATCAAACTGGGAAAGTATTATCTGCACAAGCATTGTTTTCACGCATACAAGAATCAGCTGGTTCGAGGTTTGCACCTGGAGGTACACAAGCTATTTTGCAGCAATTGACTAATCACATTCAAGCTGCGACACGTGAGAGTCAAAATAATAAGCGTCTAGTTACGGGTTCGGTGGATCGATTTAGAGAGTCGTTTGAACAAGTCGCTGAAGATGCGACACTGGTGGGTCGTTTTGGCACTTGATTATGAAGAATTAAAAGGCTCACCAGTTGAACGTGGAGGGCTCGATAACTTTTCTGCAACAATGACTGTTTTAGTCAATTGGGATGACAGACATTCATTTATGCGAGAGTGGGCGGGTTGGATGCGAGTATATCCTCATTCGTCTATATTTTCTACGGCAATTAGATGTATTTCTGCACGGTCCGTGCCATTTGGGGGTGAATTAGGAACTGGCATAGAAATCCCCACGGCCTTAGGTAGTTTAACCAAATATGAAAAGGCGAAAATTACTTTAGAATTTGGTAATCCTAATGCGAATTCAATCGATACTGCGGGAGGTTCACCGGGATCTCAAATAACTATTCCTCAAATCTTGAATCAATTCACTGAAGACTTTGAACCATTTAGTGAATTTCAAACTTTACCACATGAACTTTTTCAATGGCAAGACGGGACATTATTAAAGCCAAATGAATCCCCTGGAAAACAAACCGTTGGTTTTAATTACGTTGTTACTCGCCATAATTTGTTTGGTGAATCCGTCGCAAACCTTATGACCTTTGTTGATCATGTTAATGTTGGGCAACTTATTGGGCTTACCCCATTGTTAGAGGGATTTGTTTTTGCTCCTGAAACGTTATTATTTGGCACTCCAACAATTCGTTCCAGAGGGACTTCGATATTTGGTATCAAAGCCATTGATTTTACAATGCGCTTTAGTTATAGACCGGCGGGATGGAATACTTTTTGGCGTGGAGATAAAGTGGTAGTTGGAGGAGTTGGTGGGTATGACACTATCCATTTGAAGGGTGCTTCAAATCCACAATATAGAAATTTTCCTACGAAAAGCTTTTTGGGCATATGATTGATAAAGTAATACGTGGTGATGGGATTTCTGCATCCCAATGGAATATGCTTGTTCGCAAAGCGAATAGGCGTATTACGGGTCCGCGTGTTATTGAAACGCCAGATGGTTGGCATATTCGTGATCAACCATTGCAAGAAGGTGGAACTGGCACTGGAGTTCAACAATTCATTATACAAAGTATCGCCGCTGATTCATTTCAATGTTTAACGTGGGATGGTACTGATTTAGGGACAGAGCTTGTCACTGTCGTTAAACCTTTTATTCATCGTCAATCCCCGTGGGATGGACAAGTTCGAGAAAATACGTTGTATACCTATATAAATGATCAACAGAGAATAGCTACCGATACACTTACGTCAATAGCTATAATTGAGTTATTGACTCCGAGATATTTAGTCGGTGATATTGTCTATGCTTCAAAGCCAATTGGCGGGGGTATTGATCCGACAATTGAAACGGTCGATGATGATACTTGGTTAGACGATAATCGAGATGGGCGATCTTGGCTATCATTTGATCCTAGCCAAAATACAACTACGCAACAATTTAAGATAATAGATATCAATAATGATTTTATAACATGTTTCGTATGGGATGGCCTTTTATTAGGAACTGTTCCATTTACAATTGTTAAGCCGTATACCTTACGCCGTTCCCCTTGGGATGGTTTAACTCGTGATGGTATATCATACGTATATACTGATTTTCAGATTCGTAATGCAACTAATGAAGAAGATACTGTTGAAGAAAAGGTCGAACCAAAGTATCTTATTAACGATGTGATTTATGCGTCACGTCCTATTGGTGGGGATATTGCTGATACTGATCTTTCTCCATTACAGTTAAGTACTGCATGGTTAGACGACAATCGAGATGGTCGGCAATGGCTTGGACCAGGATCCGGCGGAACAGTTGTTAAGCAATTTGTAATTACGGATTCCAATAAACGTGATTTTCTTATTTGTCGTGCTTTAAGTGGTATCACTGTTAGTGGTGATGAAGTACTTCTCATTAAACCATGGTTACTTAGGTATACTCATTGGAATGCAGGTTCTGGGGGTGTTAGTCGAAGCGGTATTCAATTTTTCTATTCAGGTGCACAAACTCGTCGGGCGACTCGACTAACTGATGAATTGGATGAATTCCAAATAGTAATTCCGAGATACCGTTCTGGGGATACCCTTTACGGATCACGTCCCAATGTAGGAAGTTTTCATGATATCAATTTGGAAGGATTTATTACCAATGAACAATGGTTAGATGATAATCGTGATGGGCGTGCTTGGGCAAAGATTTTTGCATGACAACTAAATTTGATTCATTCGATAGCTCTGAGCTTGGTACTTTTGTTGAATCTCCATTGGGAGTGAGAAATCGCTTAATGCCATTAACTATTTTATTGTTTATCGCCATTGATGAAGCTAGCCCATATACGGATACTCCAAATCCTGAAACTGGTCCGCAATGGTATCGAGATGATGTTGATGAATATAACTCTTTTGTGAACGTATTGAGAGTAGTCCATGGCATTCATGTAAAAAATATCGTTATGCAACCGCTTGATTCAGAAGAGTTTACTGACTTAGATCTAAATGCGTTGGTACCAGCCGGTGAATCGCATTCGATATTTAATTTTTTTCTAGCATTCAGACCTGGTTCGGTATCTCAGTATATTACAGCGCTTGATACCATATTAAATGAGGCAGCCGGCGTTCGATTTTCAGAGAGGGATGTGTTAATTGTTCTTGCAATTGATGATAGCGGTTCAGTGACAAGAGCAGATATAGAACCCACAATTTCCAATTTTATAAGTTTAATTGAAGAAGGGGTCGCTTACCCAAGAGTAACTATAGACGATCGAGGGTCGTTAAGACCGATATTTGAGGATGGGGGAGTGGCACAAAATGAAAGATGGGTTTTGGCGTTTACTACAATGTTAAGAGAAACGGATATTAGACCATGATTAAACATCAGTGGGTTACGATTGACGGTGATATGGCAAATCCTGCAAGCTGGTCAGATGGAGTTGTTCCAGCTGTCGCGGCTGTGACGGTATTGACACTTACCGCAAACGCGGGTAATACAGAGCAAGTAGTTTTGGATGTGAAGACATATACATTCCAAACGGTCTTAACCGATGTGGATGGAAATGTTTTAATTGGTGCAAGTGCAAGTGATTCACTTGACAACTTAATCGCTGCGATTACCCTTGGTGCTGGAGCGGGTACTTTATATGCCGCATCGATGACACTACATCCATCAGTCACAGCGGTAGCCGGAGCGGGTGATACGATGGATGTAACTGCGAAGGACAAAGGTACTGACGGTAATTCAATTGCTTCAACAGAGACTCTCGCTACTGGTTCGTTTACCGCTGGTGTTTTAGCGGGTGGAACAATTTGGGATACTGATGATGAAATCATTGTCACTGGTGAAGCAAATGTTGCCTTTACAGCGAACCTTGATTGGGACACAAACGTGTCACCTTCATTGCGTGTTGCACGTATGAATGTTAGTGAAAAATTTACAGCAGCCGTTGCAGCATCGGGGAATCAGCTTACTCTCCAGTTGGACAAGTTAAATTACAATGGCTCTGGGGATATCCACTTAAAGAATACTCTTGCCGGTTCGAGTAGCACAAATACACCAATGTATTCAATTGGTTCACGATCGGCGATCACTGTTTGGTTAGACGGAGTGATTGGTGCAATATGGAATACGGGAGCTGCAATTATTGAAGTACTTGCGGGTTCCACTATCAGCCCGAGTAGTGCAGCAGCTGGTGTTTTCATCAATCTTGGTATTTCAAGTAAAATGAATATACGGGGGCAAGACGAAGTTGGCCCACAAATACTTGTAGCGATGAGAGGTGTCATTAACAACGAACGAAAACAAGCAGCAGGTACTACCTTTATTGTAATTGCAAAACTTGGTATCATAAACCAAACTGGAAAGCTCAATGTTATTGACATATTTCTAGTTAACCTTGGTGGTCAAATGAACTATGCCCCAGTTAATGATCCTGGGTCATTTGGTCCGTTTATGGAAATGCTGTCGGGTGTGAATGTATTTAGTGATACATTGTTTGACATTACCACTGCGTCACCAGTGATTGGTCCTGATGCAGTATTCGTGGAAGGATCGATCGATCCTTTGGTTACTGGGTTAATTGACTTAAGGAAGGATTATCCGTTATGAGTGATCAATTACTTATCGGCGCAGATGGCAAATGGCAGACAGCGGCTAATTGGGATCCTGCAGGGACAGTCCCTGTCACCGATGAATTGGCAGGAATTCCCGACACACAAAATTCTAATATCACTGATTCAACTGGGTCAGCAAAAACCGCCAAGTTGGAAGATTTAATAACACATCCGGGGTATGCAAAATCTTTTGGAGTGTCGGGATCTCCCATTCAAACGTCGGCCAAACTTGTTCATGTGATGGGTGCAGGTGATTTCTTTTTCGAGACTCATAAAAATGGTGGTAGCGCCTTTGTCACTGATGAGGTCCGAGTTGAAGCAGCAAATCCAAATGCTCATGTAGAAATTGGAAGTGACGCAGTTGAAGGGACTAGCACGATTGCACTGATCACGGCTTTACGTGGTAATATCATAATCCCTGGTAATACACTCTTCGTCGCAAGCACTGGCTTAGTTGCGGTTGACGAAGTCGATGGTAGGGATGATGTGAATCTTAGTATTGTTTCAACTGCCGGAACATTACCAGAATTCACACAGCGCTCTGGAAAATCGTTTGTTGACAACGTAGTGACACGAATGACATTGAACGGTGGTGAATGTGTCAAGGATGTGAATAAGGTTACCACCATTGATATTTTCGAAGGGGGTGTTCTTGTTTATAATCACGGTGCTGTCGCAGGTGAAGTTATCATCTGTCGGGTACATAGTGGTGGTGTCTTAGACTTGACACAAAATTCGCTGATCAAGGTGTTTGATTATGTTATTCGACACCGTGGCGGAGTAATCCATAAACTTAAGGGATTACATACCTTTACGAAGTACGATCAAATTGAGGAAGAGGGATGATTGTTCTGCCGATGCAGTATGGTGATGGTGTCATGGGGACTCCGAGCGACGAAACGATTAAAATTGGGAGGTTCACGATTCCCGATAATAATTTGTCGCTCTTATTCCTTCGTGTCATGTTTATTGGGGGTACTTTACTTGCTGACTTGGCAATCCATCTCGATGTGAAACCTATTAAGCAGCAACCTAAATCAGTGTTCAAGTTATTCACGTGGTTAGACGTCGGTGCTACTAAACAAATCAATGCTCGATTTACTGATGATGAACGTGATGCTTGGCAGTTTATGAAAAGTGATCAGTTAGTTCTTGAATGGACGAATCCTGAAATAGGTACCATCAGTTGGGTTGCACAATTAGGATTAACAAATGGTCTTGATTCACGTAACAGATGAACAAGTCCCTGGAACTGGGGATGTTATAGGGCCAGGAAGTTCCATTGTTAATAGATTAGCATTGTTCGTTGATGGCACGGGAAAGGTCATTAAACAAGGAACTGTCACTCATCCATCAGCAAACAAACTCGCCGAAATCGACAAGTTGCAGGCTGTGTCAGCCAACATTGATATACTGCATAGTGATGCGTCGATCGGTGTTCGACTCCATGGCAGTGCAAGTGGCGTCAACTACCTTGATATTTTGGGTACTACAACTGGTGTACCCCCAAGTATCACAGCTAAAGGCGAAACGAATGTTGGGATTGATATAGTCGCCAGAGGTACTGGTGACATACGGTTGATACCCATCACTGGCAAGACTATTATCACAGGAGTCTTGGATGTTACAGGAGGAGCAAATTTCTCAGGAACCGTATTAAATATAAACGCTACTAATCCAGCTTTTGGCTGTGTAGATACCACAAATACTTGTATTGTAGCTATGCAGGCTCAAGATACATTTGGTTTCTTTGGAACAACCTCGAATCATCCCGTCAACATAGCAGTAAACAATTCAATTAAAGTGAGGATAACCGCATCAGGAAATATGGCAATAGGGGTGGTCACTGATCTTGGTAGACTTCACGTAGATCAAAACTCAACAGGAGGGGCAATACCTGTTTTGTATCTCGACCAAGCAGACTTAGGTCAACCGATGATTGAGTTCAACACCACAATTCAAACAGGCGGCCCCATCGAAGAAGATGTAGCAAAGACACTTACGACCACGCATTTTATCAAAGTGGTTATTCCTACCGCCGGAACAGTGTACATCCCTTGTGGAACAATAGCATAAAGGTAAATCACAATGGCACTAACAATAACTCTGAAACTCTCTGATATGAACGAGGCACAGGTGGTGTTGGCTCTTGACAACATGATTGGTGGTTATCGCTTAGATCGTGAAACGGATAAGGATATGATTTATAGATGGGCGCGCATTCAGTTTGCCAATTTAGTTGAAACCGACAAACAAAGAACGGTTTTACAAGGCCCTATACGTGACCCTGATATTGTTACCCGCTAATAGAAAGGAACAAAATGAAAATTGATGTAACACAAACGCTATTGGATCCAGAAGGTGAATCATTAAAAGATTTACGGTATATGCTTAGAACAGCATTATTGCAAGGGGAGGCTACTGACACTGGTGAAATAAAATATGCAAAGGTTGCTCTTGCTATGAGAATCCAAAATAATATCGAAGTAGATTTTTCTATTGATGATTTGGCTATGACTAAGAAAGCGTGTATAGCCTTGACTCCTTGGCCATATACTTTGGTAATAGATATTTTAGATCCTAAAGGAAAAGATATACCAAAAGAATGAGTTGTGTTGGGTTTTTAGATGTAGTTTTACAGTCAGACGATAATCCACTTGATTATCGTATCCGATCTAAGAATAATGTACTCATGCTTCAACATCAAACCAATGGGGATTGTATTCATTTAGTTGACGGCAAATGCGAAGTACATAGCAAAGTGCCAGAAGCATGTCGCAATGAACGATCATCGTCTTAAAATTCTCAAGCAGCAAGAAGACGCTGGAAAAATTCGAGTTGCGCGATATGAGTATTATTGTCCACATCATAAAAGGTGGCACGGTGTAGGTTTTTCTGGAAAGAGAGATACCCTTAAATTTCGTGGAAATGAATTACGTGATACAGTTTTAGATCATGCCGCGAATGCTACGATTTTTGGTTGTTTAGTTGCTCGCAAGAATAATGCGGACTGTAAAAAAAGGTACCATGAAAAAATAGCAAAGAGGGATAAAAAACTTATCTCTGAAATGCCCGTAAAATTTGTGATTGACGAAACCCGATTTATGACACTTGTATTTAGTCTTGTTAATAAACAACCAATGCAACATCGTGAAGAATTATTATCACGATGTAATTTTGCGTTGGTAAAAGCAGCACGAAGATATGAAACTATTGGTCGAAATGCGGAGAGTTTTGGAACCTATGCAAAAGCAACTTTGAAATATGTAATTACGAATTATTTTTATGAACTCGCAAAATTTCCCACAGTTGAATTTGATGATGCACGTACGTCGGAAAGAAATCTTTGAAAGGTTGGAAGCTGCTGGTGAAATACGAATTGCCCGTATAGAATTTCGGTGTAAGATATGTCGGAAGTGGCATGGTGTTGGCACATTCGGTCTTGAGGGTGGAGATAATTTACGGATGGCTACGTTAGATCATTATGCGAATTCAGGAACGTTTGGCTGTTACAAATTATTGAAAAGATGTATTCGTAACAAAGCAAATTACAATTCCCAAAAACGGCATGATGACTATATAAAGCATCGACCTCCTCTCAAACCTCGAAAACAGAAAGTTAAAAAACCAATAGTGATTCATGAAGAACGATTCATGGGCATTATTAAAACAATCGTTGGATGCTCGAGTTTGAAACATCGGGATGAACTAATTTCCGTATGTAATCTTGCTTTAGTAAAAGCGGCAAGGTCATTTGAAAAAGTAAATACAACGGAAGTAGGTTTTCCAGCCTATGCTCGTGTAGCATTAAATCATGCTGTCAATGCGTATTTCAACGGAATAAAAAATAATGCTAATTTACATGCCAATATCGCAAGAACCAATAGAATTTGAGTTTGATGGAGAGGTAACGGTATATTTGATTTGGACCGAGTTCACATCTGGAGCGCATGGCTGGCCTCTACCGCGTCCGGATGACTCTGGTATATAGATAGTAGTGGCTAATCGGTACAGGGCGTTCCTAAATTGACAGTTTAATTAGTGAACTGAAAGTTTTTCTATATTTTTGGCCCCAGGCTATGTACATGGCTTTAGATCTAGGGTAATATCCGGATACTAGCTCTTATGAAATATGAAAATATCATTGAATCATTTCGCAATTCGTTGTCCGATGACGATACTGAAAAGTTTGATCGGTGCCATTTACGTGACACTGATCGCCTTGACATTCGGCTCAACAAACGAGATAACTTTACTCTGCGTGTAATGCACCAAGACGGTGAAAAACGCGGAAGTTATCGAGCTGAAGATACTTTATACCACCTGCCTGAATGCCACAAGAATTATCGAACAGCAATTTGGACCGGAGCTGCGACTGATTTCAATGTTCTTGCTCTGCTTCAAATGTGGCCAATAGAAAAAATTATCTTTGATGATGAATCGAAAATAGTTTTTGATTATCTGCTTGCCCGCTATTTACAACAGATGGTGCATTTGAAAATAAAGTCTACTGCTAATGGTTCACTCGTCTTTCGTGATTCAAAAAAATTCCCTTTGATGAAATGTCAGCGGATTGGGTTACAAGGTATTTTGCGACAAGAGAGTGCCGCTTTGTTTATGGAGCAAGGCACTGGAAAAACCCCAACTACTATCGCACGGATATGTAATGAATGCAGTGATAAGATGCAGCGAGTACTTATTGTCTGCCCAAAAAACGTGCGACAGAATTGGCTGAATGAATTTAAGAAATTTTCCACAGTACCAGGTAAAGCAGTGGTGCTTCGTGGGGTTGAATTGAATCGTGTTAAATTACTTATTGAGATGATGAAAGAGGAGGAAGAATATAAATGGTCAGCAACAATCTGTTCTTATGATATTGTAGGCCAAACATGGAAAGCCATGTCGATGGTTAATTGGGATTTAGTAGTTCTTGACGAATCTCACTTTATCAAATCTCCAGCGACTAAACGTTTTCGACATATTCTTCTACTAAGAAGTAGGTCAAAAGCTCGAATGATTTTAACGGGCACTCCGGTTACTAATACTCTTTTTGATTTGTACGCGCAATTCGAATTTCTTGGAAAGGGCCTCAGTGGTTTTGGGTCATTCAAAGCTTTCAAGAATTATTTTGGAAGATTCACGAATAATGGGAAATTTAGTAAGTTAATTGATTACAAAAACATTCCCGTGATTCGAGAGCGGTTGGCGAGATTATCATATATCATCACTAAAAAAGAAGCACTTCCCGACTTACCTGAAAAAGTCTATGACATTGTTGAAGTTGAAATGACCGCTGAGCAAATGAAATTTTACAAGACTCTCCGCGATCAGTTGATATTGGAAATTGAAAGTGAACTTGAGAAAGAGCAAGTGCTCACTGCTACCAATATGTTTGTAAAACTTCTTCGTCTTTCTCAAATCACATCTGGATTTATATCTTGGGATACCGATGATGGTAGCAAGAATATAACACCGATAGATCCAAATCCTAAGATGGAAATGTTAGTGGAGTTGTTCAAAGAGAAAGATGAATTTGAAAAAACGATTATCTGGGCTTGTTGGGTTCCTGATATCAAAATGATTGATGCTCGATTAACACAAGAGGGAATTGATCATGTACTTTATTATGGTGCAACAAGTGATAATGATCGTGAGATTGCAACGGCTCGTTTTAATGGAGATGACAAATGTAAGGTCTTTGTTGGAAATCCTGTCACTGCGGGAGTTGGATTAAATCTCTTAGGGAATGAGGGCAAGTGCGACGTAACTCATGCAATTTATTATTCCCAGAATTGGTCGATGGTTACACGTACTCAAAGCGAAGATAGGTGCCATCGAAAAGGCACTAGAAAATCAGTTCGTTATACCGACCTTTGTGTTCTTCGGACTATTGATGAAGAAATACGTGCTCGGGTTGTTGAGCAGCGAATTACAGCCACCGCTGTACAAGATATTAAAGGCATTCTAAAAAGATTGTCAGAAAGTTTTGGAGATTAAAATGGTATATTTTCTGCAGTGTGTTTCTCCAAATTTTGATGTGAAAAGTGCATCTCGCTTTGGGGAAATTCAGTATATCTTCAAAGATGGGGAAGGACGATGTAGTGTCTTTTCTACTCGTGCATATTGCGATGAAATCGTAAGCAAGTTACATGCTCAAAAATTTGATGAAAACGATTACTTCGCATTAACGGGTGGCGTAGTCGCGGTCAGTTTAGCATTAACTGCAATCGTAGAAGAATTTGTAACCGTGAACGTTTTAATTTATAGCGTTCGGGATGGCTCTTATGTTCATAGGATTGTGAATAATGACGAATGATCAAAAACATTCAATTGCACCAACTGCTTCGCAAAAACCCCCGAACAAAGTAAAATTAGGAATTTCAATTCCTCCTGATTTGAAAGATCTAATCGTAGCAGTTGCCAACGAAAAGAAAGTTTCAATTTCTGATATGTGTTCGCATTACATTGCTCATGGCTTAAAGCATGAAGGGTGGGGAATTCGTGAAAGAAATACATTACCCATGGATGGATAATAAGGTTATTCCTGATCCGCCACCCGAAATAAAGAAGTGCCAAGTACATCGATTTCCTGGGGTTAAGGCGGAAGACCATACAGACCCTGGTCCATTTCGTCGGTGTGGATGTGATTCATGTAAACGGATATTAAAACTTATGGAGAAGAAAAATGCCCGATAGAATCATGGCAATCAAATTCCTTCCGAAGAATCTTAATGAGATTCAAGAAATTCTCGGGGTTAAAAATCTGAACTCAGGTCTTCGAGGGTATGTCTTTAACCTAAATCCTGGGTGTCTTCATGAGGGTGAATGGTTAGTCGAAGCCGATGGAAAGTTCTTTGCTTGCAACCCAAAATACTTTGAAAGGATATTTGGATGAGTCTTAAGGAATTTTTAGTGGTGGTTCTTTTAGGCGTTATTATCTGGGTTCTTTATACTCAGATACAGCGAATGAATAGCGAAACTCGAACAGTGAATCGACAAGTCTATGAAAGATAGATATCTGGGTGATGGTGTGTACGCGTCATTTGACGGTGAAAGTGTTATTCTTGATCTTCGTGGTCAAGATAATACAACTCGGGTTGTTCTAGAACCAGGCGTGCTCAATGCCCTTAGCCAATTTGCAGATGATGCCTATGCTAGCGTATCAAAATCCGGATCATGAGGGAAATCACAAGGTATACCGTACCGGGAAAGAATGTATAGAAAAGGGATGTAAACAACCGGCTGGAACTGCGTGGTGTGATCATTGGTGCTTTGATTGTAACGTGAAACGGATAGACAAAATCACTAAGCGGTTGGAGGATATTGATGCTAACTGGTCAACGCCTTAAAGAAATTCAGGTACTCGAAGCGCTAGCGAGTAAAGGTCCATGGCGATGGGAGGGAAATGCGAAATATTGTGATGTATATCTTGGTTCACGATTAAATACTGTGATGACGTTTGAGCGTTGGGGAATGAGAAGGGCAGCCCCGACATTCGTAGTTGATGGAATTATTACACACTCCAAGCAATTAGTTCAATTTGAAGTGGGCGATCCAAATATCGTTGGGATTCATACAAAAGATCCTTCACGCTATCGAGGTGATATTTGTGGAATTGCACATCCTGATGCTCAATTCATTGCTGAGTCACGACAAATGGTTTCTGAACTATTACAGGAAGTTATAGACCTAAGGAGAAAACATGAAAGATTTGATTAGCGGTATTATCGCTGTGGTAATTATCTCTGCGTGTGTTTATGGCTGTGGTTTAGTGATGTATAACCTAGGTCATGATGCTGCGACAGAAGAGTGGCGTCAATTTGTCATTGACATTGACGCGGCTCATTGGGTCGCTGATGAAAAGACTGGCGAAGTGAAGTTAGTCTTGAAATGATTTGGACTCAATACTATGCTGCAAAGGGAAGGGAGGTTTGGCACTTGTTTGATCCGAGCAAATACCAGAGCAAAAAACTCTCACTTTGTAAGCGTGCAGTATTTCGACCGAAGTCGAGAAATGGTTATACCCCCGGTGATCATGCTGAATTTATCACACATGGTCGTTTTGTTAACTCCGGTCGAATTCCACAGCCATTATGTTATCATTGTCTTCTATATTGTGAATTCAAAGACCGGAGATTTCAATGACACCGATTAAAATCAAGGTTCGTAAATCGTTAGGGCACATGTGGTTTGTCACAGTGACAGTTGATGACATTATTGTTTTCAGTACAATGAGAAAAACGAATTGTCAAGCTGAAAAAGCGGCTTATAACTGGATTGCGTCTATTGATGAAAGGAATATCATCAATGTCTAATTACGGTATGGAACTTATACTTGATCTTCATGAATGTGATTCGAGTACGTTTACAAGGGAAAGCATTAAGGGATTTTGTATAGAGTTATGCGACTTGATCAATATGGAAAGATGTGATTTGCATTTTTGGGATGATATGTTTGTACCAGAGAATGAAAAGCAAACACACCCAAAAACAAAAGGGACTAGTGCAATTCAATTTATCATCACTAGTTCAATTGTAATTCACGCTCTTGATTTGTTAAATGCGGTATATGTAAATATTTTTTCGTGTAAAGATTTTGACGCTCTTGAAGCCGCTGAATTTACCGCAAAATGGTTTGAGTCAAAGGAATTTACAACTATAGTGGTGGCGAAAAAATGAGAAAAGAAGTTAAGCGTTTTGCAAATGACATGGAGAAGACACTTCGTATTCATGACAAAACCAAATCACATTGGTCAAATGCAACTAGAACTTATCTCTTAGGCAAATTAAGAGACGAAGTTGAAGAACTCGACAATGCAATTGCATTGAGAGGCAATCAAGATATTAGAGCCGAAGCAATTGACGTCGCGAACTTCGCAATGATGATTTGGGATAACGCATGAAAATTGATGAAATCAAATGTCCGAAGTGTGATATGTTACAGGAATTCGATGACGGTTATGAAGGTCTCGTAACTTATTGGGGTGAGGATGGTTATCCTGTTGAAATCTGGTGTAGTAATTGCGACCACATATTCAAGGTACAAGAACAGGTTATACGAACTTATGAATATAAGTGACAAGCAGCTGGCATATGAATTCGCAAGGCAAGTCTACTTGTGTAGTGGTCTTGGGCAAAAGCAGCAAGAGGAATTACTCGCGAACGCATGGAAAACTCACATGCGGTGGACGTGTGAAGATTGCGATAAATCATATACCTTTGGAAAAGGGCATGTCTGTAACAAAGTGTAAACGTTGTGAGCTAATGGATATTTGGTGGAGTATACCTGATCAAAGTGTTTTACCCTCAACATCCGCGCTCGCTAGTCTTGATCGAATCAATCGATACGTGGATCATTGTATTATCTCTCTTGATTATCAACTGGAAGCATTGGCTGATGATTTCAAAGAGATACAAGTTGAAATTGATTTTCTTGATAAATCGATAGGATGTATATGATACAAATTAAACAAACTCGATTCGCTGATAAGGGTAATTGCTACCAAGCTTGTTTAGCATCTCTTCTTGAATTGCCACTTGAACAAGTACCTGATTTTTGTAATGAGTTTCGTTCTACTTGGCTTATGGAAGTTCAAATCTGGTTAGGTGGTTTATATGATCTTGGTCTTTTACATGTAGCTCCTGCTGACACCCAAGTTATCCCACCAAATACATATCATATAATTACTGGTATGAGTGATCGAGGTCGTATGCACAGTGTCATTGGCAAAGATCGTAAGATGGTTTTTGATCCACATCCTAATGGCACGGGTTTAATTAAAGTAGAGGTCTTTGAATTTTTAGTGAGGTTATGAGATGAGAAAATTCAGACAAAAGTCTGTTATCGTTGAGGCTACCCAAATAGACTCAGAGTCATTTTCATATAGTCAACGTATCCAGGGATTTTTTTATAACCTACGGGATTTGACTATAACGTTTCATACTCCAAATGGAATGGTGAAATGTCGGATTGGGGATTGGATCGTTAAAGGACCTGATGGGGGGTATACCCGCTGTTTTGCTAAATCATTTTTAATGGCTTATGAGGAAGTTCAATGAATGTACTTGATAAACTACTTGACGACTTCGATACCGTTGAGCGTGAACATCGATTGATCTATGAGACCATATTAGAGTGTCAAGCTTTTGCCATAAAGAATTCCAATGAGGATGTTGTCGATATGTGCTTTACACTTAAGAACATGTCGAAATACTGCGACGACTTACGAAAGGAAATGAATCGTGTTCGTGAGTCACTTGAACGAATTGTTTGTTTGCGGTGGACACAGGATTCACTGAACCAAGACATTAGTGATGTTGAAGTGACAATCACTGGCAAAATCGCAACCGCAGTTCCCACAATTAAAACGATGACTTCACTTCCACATAAGGATAAGAACCCTGAAGCGTATGTTGCTTTTATGAAAAGGATTGGTGTCAGTAGTGTGGCATTAAGTGAAGGCTTAACAATACCGCATTGGCCGTCAGTTGTTGGATATATCACCGCTTTAGCCGAGAAAGGAGAGCCATTACCAAAAGAGCTCGACGTGAGTAGTTCATACCCAATTTATAGTCTAGTAATAAGAAAGGTCAAAGATGGCAAGAAAAAAGAAACCGATCGTAAGGATTAACAAAGCGGCTCAACTCCCTTCGTTTATGAAAAATGAAGAACCAGTTGGGATGGAACAACTTAGAACGTATATGATTCCGCCACGATTGAAGATCGTGCAAAAGCAAGCGAGTGAAGAATTGCTTGCGGAATTTGGTATTGGTGACGTTATTGTGTCGCCAATGAATCACTTAGTTTCTGAAATGGAAACCTCTAGCAAAGGTCAGCCAACTGGGGATTCGGATGGTTTTAATTTCATACCGATTTTCTTCTTCCCTGAATGGTGCGTGTGGAATGATTACAAATTGAGAGGTTCAGCGCCGACAATTCTGGAGCGCTCCCTTGATCCGATGTCTGAAGTTGCCCTTTGTGCGAAGAATCCGTCAACTCGAATCAAGCAACATCCAGACAGTAAAGATTTGAAAATTCGTTATGTGGAGCATTTGAATTTCATCATCCACATTCCGGGTCTTGATGATTATCCAATTATGTCATTCGCTAAGGGTGGTCATTCTCGAGGCAGTTCGTTTTGTGCGCTTGCACGTCAACGAAAAGCGCCATTATTTGGTTGTGTATTTCATGCTCGTCAAAAACAACTGACAAATGAAGGAGGGTCATGGTGGGTTCTTGATATCCAAAATCCCGAAGATAGTCAATGGGTGGAGGATAAAGAAAAATTCGCTGAATTCAAAAAGATGCATGAAGAGTGCAAAAAGGCACATGTAAATTCTCTCATTACCCCATCTTATGATGACGATGACGAGTCGCCAGCACCCGAATCTAACGAGTACTAAATGGATTTGAGCTCGATCAGCGCCCTTGCTGAATTTGAACGGCTTGGGTTATCATACGAAGCAGTAGGTGACACGGAAGTCAAATGCAAATGTCCTTTTCATGAGGACACGATACCCTCCTGCAGCATCAACATTCTAAAAAACGTATTCAAATGTCACACAGCGGGTTGTGGAGCTGCTGGTGATATCATTAGTTTTATCGCAGGGGTTCTTAAGACTACACGAAGTGTTGTTTTTGCGGACCTCAAACGTACTTATGATTTATCAGCCCCTAAGTCGATTAGCTTAGAGACTGTTGAAAAGTACCATGAAGCAATTTGGAATCATAAGCCACTACTCTCTGAATTACGAAAACGGTGTGTCACTGATGATACCATTAAAACGCATCGTCTTGGGGTATTTCGAGGTCGTATTACAATTCCAGTATTTGATAGCGAAGGTCGATGTATAAATATCCGAAGGTATTTGCCAGGAGCTCTCAATACTGGAAAAATGAGAAACATAAAAGGGTATGGGACGAATGCCTTATACCCAATTGGGCAACTCGAATATCCTGAAATTTTGGTTTGTGGTGGCGAGGTAAAAGCCCTTGTCGCCTCAAGCCTTTTGAATGAACATAATATCGGGGCCATTAGTACAACAGCCGGAGAAGGCAGTTGGCATCCTGATTTTAATTCCCACTTCGTCGATAAAAAAGTGTATGTCTGTTTTGACATTGATTCAGCTGGGATTAAAGCCGCGAATAAGATTTGCTGTTTGTTATATGTTAAGTGTGAATGGGTTGGTAACTTATCTCTCCCTCTGGACTTTGAAAAATATCCACATGGGGATATCAATGATTGGGTTGCAGAGGGGGGAGATGCTAATGAACTTCTGAGACTTTTCAAAGCCACTGCGAAATGGGAACCACAAGCCGTTATTGAAATTGATACTTCAGAAGCAATTGATGTTGAATTAACCGATTCGGTTGCGGCTGAAAATGTAGGCAAGCTCATCAATGTTGAAGCAATGATAACTGCCATGGATGAGTCACCTTATGTAATACCTAAAAAGGTAATGGCAATGTGTGGGAGGAATCAACCATGCTGTGATGAATGTCCAATTTATCTTATTCCACGAAATGACGATAACCAGTGTGAAGCGATTATCCTTGCAAATTCCCCATCGATTTTAGATATGATTGAATCACCAAAGCGACTACAGCATGGCATTATCCTTGAAGCCCTTAAAATACCACCATGTAAAGACGTTAAATTTGAAGCAATTGAATATCACAATGTAGAAGATTTGAGACTCAGCACTCGATTAGAAATTTCCAATGTAGCTTCAAACCATATGATTCAGCAAGCGATGTATGTTGGTCGAGGGATTGCTCTCAATGAGAATTACGAAATGAAAGGAAGGATGTATCCACATCCAAAAACTCAACAATCCGTTTTACTCATCACTGAAAAGAAACCAGTCTCGGATACTTTGACAAATTACAAACCAACTCCCGAAGCACTTCAGGCATTAGAAATTTTTAATCCGAAGCGTTGGGCAGAAAAGGAGTTGCAAGAAAAACTCGATGAGATATACTTTGACCTGGAGGAGAATGTAACAAAGATTTTTATGAGGCGACAGTTGCATGTCGTTCTTGATCTTGGCTGGCATAGTGTTTTGTTAATTGATTATGAAAATAAGCCAGTAAAAGGGTGGACTGAGATTTTGGTTCTTGGTGATAGTGCTCAAGGCAAATCAGAAACGACTCTCAAATTGATGGATCATTACGGCCTAGGCGAAAAGGTCGAAATGAAAAATGCTACTGTTGCTGGATTACTAGGCGGGTTGCACCAATTAGGAAATCGATGGTTCGTTTCATGGGGAACAATACCGACACACGATCGTCGCTTAGTGATCCTTGAGGAGTTGAAAGGAGCACACCCGAAGTTAATCGCAAAGCTCACTGACATGCGTTCGTCAGGAATTGCTGAGATTCCAAAAATTCAAAGGCGGAAAACTCATGCCCGTACCCGCTTAATTGCTTTATCAAATCCAAGATCAGACAGACCAATTTCTGCTTACAACTTTGGGATTGAAGCAGTGAAAGAATTGATTGGCAATCTTGAAGACATCCGCCGTTTTGATTTGATCATAATGCTGTCCGCGGATGATGTTGATTCAAAAATTATCAATGAACCCAGGTCATTGCGAACTCGTCCACCTCATGTTTATACGAATCAACTTTGCAAGGAATGTGTGCTATGGGCGTGGACAAGAAAATCCGACCAGGTTGAAATAGACGACGAAGTAATGTCACTCCTTTTAGAAGAAGCAACGAAACTTTGTGATACATTTACAGAAGAAATTCCAATCGTCGACAAGGGGAGTATTCGGCTGAAAGTCTTAAGGCTCTCAACAGCTCTCGCTTGTCGAACTTTCTCTCACAAAAACTACGAAATCGTAGTAGTGCGACGATGCCATGTCTTATATATTGTCAACTTACTTAGAGACATCTATTCGTCAAAAGCTTTTGGGTATGGAGAATACTCTCGTATGACGAAGTCTATGACACAGTTGATTAACGTAGACCTCATTAAGCAAAAAATCATTCAAACCCCATTTCCCTCTGATATGATCAGACAAATGCTCCATAGCGAGAATATCGAATTGCGAGATATTTGTGATTGGTGTGCATGGGGGATGGAAGATGCTGCCGAGTTGTTGTCACTCTTAGTGAGAAAACACGCGTTGAAACGTGTCAAAAATGCGTATCAAAAAACTCCGCAATTCATTGAGTTGCTAAAGCAGATTGAAGGAACGGCGGAACAAAGACCAGAGTTTATAGGAGAAAGTGATGAATTCTAAAGTCAAGGCTTTTATGGAAAAACACGGACATGACATCAATGTGACACTACCGTGTTCCTATCAGCACCATTTGCATACGACCTCTAAGGTATTAAAAGATTGGTCAAGGCTAATGGAAAAGCAACTTCCTAATAATGACCCAAGAATAATGTGTGCACATTTAATGTGTGAGGAACTTGGGGAAGTCCTTGAAGCGATGTGGAAAGGTGATGAGCTGTTGTTACTGGATGGACTTGCCGATTTACTTTATGTCGTATTTGGAGTAGCGGTTACGTTTGGGTTGCCTATTGAAAAGGCATTCGATGAGATACACCAATCAAATATGACAAAAGAAGTTCATCCCAATGACCCCCGTTGTCGTATCAAAGGTGACAGTTATATAGCACCGAATTTGCAAAGGATTCTCGATGAAAACTATTGACGGGTTATGGAAACAAGCAATTGACGATACAATACAATATGGAAATTTTGTTGATAGTCGTCTTGGATGGAGTCGTGAATTGATCGGTTGGCAAGGGAAGCTCGAGGCCTTTGACCATACCTTTCTAACAAATAAACGGCGGAAACTTTCAATTGAATATGCTCATGCCGAAGTTTTGTGGCACCTGGCTGGCACTAATACTTTGGAAATGATTCTGGCCTATGCTCCTCGTTATGATCGGTGGGCGAATCATGGTGAAGTGTGGGGAGCGCATGGTTGGCGACGAACTAATGACCCCGGTTTACTCCGCGAAACTAATGGAGACGGGTATATAGGCTGTCAATTAACTCGCTTGATTGGCTTGCTCCGTGAAAATAAGAATGATCGCCGTTGTGTTATGACGATATGGAATGGCGGTGACATTGTTCATGCTCTTCATAACTCTAAAAAGGATATCCCGTGTATGCTTACGTGGCAATTCCTTTTGCGAGATGGTAAGTTGGATATGATTTGCACTATGAGAAGTAATGACATTTGGCTTGGTATGCCCTATGATATCTATACAAATACCTGCTTCATGCGTGTCATTGCCTGGTCACTCGGTGCAAAGATGGGAAGGTATATCCATCAAGTCGGCAGTTTGCATCTGTATGAAAAATACTATGACCGAGCTGAAGAAGCATACCAAGCAAAAATTGATCACACCCCTCATGGATATAATGAACTTGAACGTGTTCAATTTTTCAAAGAGGCAACTCGAGCTGTGAGGCAGGAAAGGGTAATACGAATAGGTCAACAACGTATCCAGCTCGTAGAAATAAATCCAGTATTTTGGGATTGTGTTCAGATATGTGCATCGAAATGGATTGGGATAAATCTCAGTGACATTCAGTCGACTCTTTTGAGGAAATGTTATGTTGATAGTAGAAGGTAGTGATTGTGTTGGAAAGACAACGTTTTGTCACAAACTTATTAAAGCCCTTGAAGATCATGGGCCGTGGATTTATCAGCATTTAGATCCACCACCGCCACTGTGGCACTTTCCAAAAAGTTACTTTCCAATAATGTCACAGCACATCATACAAGACCGATTCCACATGTCTGAAATTGTGTATAGTGAAGCACGAGAAATGGAACCTAGATTATCTTGGAATGACTACCGAACAATTGATGCAATCCATCGGTGTCTCGGCGGTGTCACTGTAGTATTGACTGCTAATGCTCAAGTAATTGAACATAATTATTCGAGCAATGAATTGTATTCCCTTGAAACAGCTCTCAAAGTAGATAGGTTATTTCGACATCATATTGATAACCCCCAAGTTGATTGTGATTTTCACTGGAATAGCCATGGTTTTTATCCCGATCAAGAATTCCTTGAACGTGTTTTGATGTTATACCTCGAACGACAGGAGATTTGTTATGCAACGACGGTTGGAAAAACTATCTAAGTTTTGTGACTTCGCCAGGTCACTCGCGGAATTGTCACCTTGTACTCGCCGACAAAATGCAGCGATTATATTTTCCGATGATTTTCGGGAGATATATTCAATTGGCTATAATGGGCCTCCAGTTAAGATGCCTAATAACTCATGTATGTTCGATAATTGTACTTGCGCACATGCAGAAATAAATGCCATCATCAAAATGGGTATGATGGGTGGCATTATGTTCACCACTAAAAGCCCATGTATAATATGCGCAAATGCGATATTGAATTGTCAGAAAATTCATACGGTGATTTATGATAAAGAACATCGTGATTTGAGTGGACTTGAACTAATCAAAATGGCAGGATTGATCGTATGCAAGTATTCGGAAATAATGGTCATCTAATTGAGAGTATTAAAGAACTCCCAGACTTAAAAGGTCAAGAGCTTGTCATTGACTTTGAGACCACGTCTGGGGATCCAAAACTCAACAGTCTAAATCCGTGGTTCAACTGCAAAATCGCCGGCATTTGTATCACGACGATGAAGCATGCGGAGGCTTGGTATATTCCGCTTAGGCATCGACGATATAACTTATCGTATGGACCGGTGCGAGAGTGGTTTAATGACATGCTCTCGACCTCTTTGAGGTGGATCAATCACAATATCAAATACGATGTGATGGTTGCGTTAAACGAAGATCTCATTATTGAACATCCTGAACTGGTTGACACGTTGACACTTGCAAAAATTGTCAACTCAGATCGCTACCAGTATTCATTGAGTTCGTTGAGTCATGAATGGTTAGACCATGACATTTCACACTATGAGGAGAGACTAAAAGCCTGGTTGCGAAATGAAAAATCTAAAGATTATGGGGACGTTCCAGCTCACATCATGGCTGAATATGGTTGTCAAGATGTATTGACGACTAAGCGTCTCTACCAATATATCTTGGATCGTATTCCTGAACAGTGTCAGCGAGTCGTCGATACTGAAATTAAATTAACATCGGTCTTATGCGACATTGAACGAAAAGGAATGCGTATTGATCCAATGACAGTTAAAAAGAAGCTGTACACTTGCCTAAGATCGATGATCGAGATTGAAGAAAAATTACATGAATTAACAGCGACACCGATTCGACCCCACACTAACGCGGATTGCTTTGATGTTTTATGCAACCGTTATGGTTTACCAGTGCTTGGGACAACGGATAAAGGAGACCCCTCTTTTGATAAGTATGCCCTTGCTTCGTATACTCGCCATCCAGAGGTAAAAGGTTCAGCTTGCCTAAAACAAATTGTTAAATTGCTTTTGGATTATCGCAAATTACATACTTTGCATAATTTCTTCTTGGTGCCATATTCTGAATTAGCAATTGACGGCGTCATGCACCCGTCATATAACCAATCGGTTCGAACAGGTCGAATGTCTTGTCGAAAACCGAATGCTCAACAGCTCTCAATTGAAGCAAAAGAGTTAATCATCCCAGCTCCGGGAATGTGGTTAATGGATGCGGACTATTCACAAATCGAATTTCGCATTATCGTCCATTACATCAATAACCTAAAAGCCATTGCTGCTTATCTGGACGACCCTCATACAGATTTTCATGTGTGGGTGGCAGAAATGTGTGGGATAACAAGATCGCCAGCGAAAAATATCAATTTCTGTATGGGCTTTGGAGGTGGTAAAAAACGAGTTCTTACGATGCTCGAAGGAAATATGGAATTGATGAAAGGCGTTGAGGCGGATAACTTTAAGCAGTATTGCAAATTGCGAGCCAAATCAGTTTATATGAAATACCATGACACTTTACCAGAACTCAAACAAGTGTCGAACCAGGTCGCTCGAGTAGCTCAAAATAGGGGATACGTTTATAACCTCTATGGTCGCCACAGGCACTTGCCAATGAAAGCGGCATGGAGAGCTTTCAATAGTATCGTTCAAGCATCGGCTGCTGATATGATTAAAGAGGCCGTTGTAAATACTTCACCAAGATTCAACCCGGAAATCAGAGCCACAGGCTCGTCACAAATTGCCGTTGTTCATGACGACATTCTCTTTGAGACTGGTGATTATAAAAAGCTGTTACCGTTAGTGAGGAAAGTGATGGAAAGTCCATCAGTAACCCTTCGAATTCCAATCAAAATCGATTCAGGAGTAAGCAATGAAAACTGGGCAAAATGCTAAGGTCGCGTTAGTTACTGGGGCTTCATCTGATATTGGACGTGCCATTGCATTGGCACTTTCTGATGCTGGTTATGATATTGCGATTCACTATAATAAGTCTCAAATAAAGGCTCAATCGTTGCGTTCGCAACTTCCTCAGAGTATTCTTCTACCGTGCGACTTGAACCAGACCGAAATTGTTCCAACCATAATTCATGCGACGATTAAACACTTTGGACGTTTGGATGTGTTGGTGAACAATGCTTCGGTTTTTCGAGATGACAAGCATTATACTAATCGATGGGAAGAAACTCTTAACATAAATCTCATCGCCCCAATGACGTTGTGTTATCATGCTGAACAATATGTTAGTCATATTATCAATATCTGCGATATTATCGCTGAACGGCCTTGGAAGCATCATGTGTCATACGCTGTTTCGAAATCCGGACTTGCAACTTTGACTCGCGCATTGGCTATTCACTTTGCACCTAGGGTCAGAGTCAATGCAGTGTCGCCTGGTTTTATATCAGGTGGGCCATCTGAATACTTGAAAAATAGAATTCCGCTTGGGCGAAATGGTACTCCTGATGAGGTTGCAGAAGTCGTCCGTTTTTTGGTTGAGTCAAGTGGCTTCATCACGGGCCAGATTATTTCGGTTGACGGCGGACGATTACTCCAGTAGGCATACGCTTGAGAGAGCTGTTTTTATTGTGGTCACTGGCGTTTATGGCGCGTTCTGGATCGTTTTAGAAAGTGTGATTTGGGTTTTGAAAAACATTAACGCAAAGAGTGTTAGAATAGAGAGGAGCCCATGGTTGACCCGTGTGGTAAACGGGCATGTAATATGCCTCGGACTTTTCGAAAGCTCCTTAGAAGCCAACCATGTGCTTTAGGCGCGTTTCTGAGCCCGAAACAAGCATGAAATCAGCCTTGAAAAAAACTTGAAAAAATCTGGTTTTGTGCTGTACAAACCTTGAAACTCGGTGTATAACTAATATAGTTGAATGACACTAAATCTTATAGAGAAGTGAAATGAAAATCGAAGAAATCAAGCTCAACGGAAAAAGAGCTTGGAAAGTTGAATGTGCACATCGTTGCGAAACTTTTCCAAAACTCAGACTCGCTTGGGTTGCTATGAAAGCTCGAACTTGTTGTGGGAAAAAAGAACTTCAAATCTGGCCATACGTTCCAACGAATAAGGAATGGGAAGAACTTCCATGGAATGCTGCAAAAATCGCTGCAGAGAAGAAGTGGAATTCAAGCCATGAATTGCAATTCATTGGATGGTATGCGGATTCGAAAATTGTATTTGTATTTCAGCTATTTGGTAAAGGGAATGTTGAGGTGACGAAGTGAAAAATCAAATCGAACAATTCGATGATTTGATGTACGAAGATTCTCAAGGTTTGATCGATGAAGCGACTTTCAAATCGCGTTTCGAAAAAATCTACCCAAACCTACATTTCGAAACATGGAAAAAAAATCAAGTTTAGACGTGTACTTTTCGATTTGACTCGTCTATAATATAGTAATGAACGCAACAAAAACCATATTGAAAGGAAACGAAATGATCGTCAATCACTGCCTTTTGAACCGCCTTTATGATACTCTCACTCAAACCTCTGGATGGAAACCCTTGCGAATTCTTGAAATGATCGATGATCTTGAATTGCTTGAAGCGTTTCCATGTGATGAGTTTGCGGCTGATGTCATTGAAGCCTTGGACTTTTATAGGATTTGGTAAGTCGAAACGCACTGAGGTGCGTCGTGGAAGTTTGAGCGACTTCCACCTGATGAGACTGCTCACTATGGAGAAGACTATGGAAAAGTATGAAATCACAATGCGAATAACGGTAAGTGCGAATGGAGAAGCGGAAGCTTCGAGAATCGCGCACATGGCAATTCCAGAAGTCAATATCGAAATGGTTGATGAGTATACTACCAATTGCAAAATGGTTGATCGGTATTGTGATCAATGCCAAAAACCCGGTGGAAGTTTCCAAGTTGATGATTCATGGCTCTGTCATGAGTGCTGGAAGGCGGTGGCGAAATGAGATTTTTAGTCAAGACTGAAACGATCGTTGAAGCGATGGATAAGAATTGCGCAATCGGACAAGCACGAAGCAATTTCCTCAGCTCTGAAGTTGAGGTTATCGAAATTCGCAAACCACAACCGCATTGTGATTTGTGTGGCAAGCAAGCGAATCTTAGTTTTCATCACGGTCATGCACTTTGTAGTGCGTGCTGTTCGAAATGAATTTTGCCCGTGTGGGTAGAATCATCTAAACGACACTATGTGTCATAAACGAAGGAGAAATGAAATGGCGAAGAACAAGAAAAAGAAGACGACTGAGAAGAGAGTTGTGAAGCCGCGAGCAGAATACCCGGTTGCTAAGGATGCGGCATTGGAAGCAACACCGGACGATTTCAATTTCAAGAAATTCCCTTTGCTGAAGCGGGAAGTTTTCAAGGATGACGGTTTTTGGTATCTTCACCGTGCAGAGGGTGGGGAATTCAAAGCCGCCGAGTTGAGAGCAAAGGCGGAAGAGTTCCTGAAATTCGGGAATGTGAAAGACCGACTGAAGGCTTCCAAATTGCGCAAGATGCAAGACAAGATGGAAGAGCTCAAAGCGGAATTGGAAGCGGCTGGTGTGGATGTGGAAGACCTTCTCAGCTAAGTCGAAAGCGCACTTCGGTGCGCTCGTTGGAATTTGAGCGATTCCAGCCTGATGAGACTGCTCACTATGGAGATTAACATGACGGTTATTATTCACACACGCTTCAAAAACAAAATGTGGATATGGGAAATTGAAACTGCATTTGGTTCACTTCATTCAGCTAGTGATTTTGAAACAGAGGTTGTTGCATTGAGCAATGCCAATCGGATGTGGACAGAGTTAAGGCAAGCAGCGACTTTGATATATTTAGGGAGTGAAAACTGATGTACACGGTTCACAATTTTGCTACGAAGAAGTCATTACAAGAATCATTTCAACAAGGCCATATAATTCGGGTATACCAACCTGGACTTGGATCAACGGAAGGCAATCATGTCATTGAAGGTCCACATGGAATTCACAAGTGGTATCAGAAAGTTGTAGTTAAGAATGGAGTTATAACGGAGTTGAGAAAATGAAAACGGTCCGAGATTTCAAAACGAAAAAGGCACTGCGAACAGCGTTTGAACGCGGTGACAAGATCAAGACAACGGGAGTGGTTAACGGGTATGATACCATTCAAAAATGGTCTCAGCGAGTTCGAGTTGAGAATTCGATTATTATGGAGATGATTCGGTGACACCTATAGAACGATCACGACAACGAATTACTGATGCAAAAGTGTATTTGCGTTTGCTCAAAATTCGTAGTCAATTACGTCCACATATGCTGCAATTCAAATTGGATCTTGAAAAGCGGATTGTGGACGAGACTGAGAAAATTGAAAGGATGCAGTTATGCTCGTCTTAAGTCGCAGAGTCAATGAAACGATATTCGTTGGTGATATTGAAATAATGATCATCAAAAGTGCGGATTGGAATTAACGCACCGAAAGATGTTCCTATTCTTTGAGGAGAATTCTATGAAGGGATGGCTGGTACTCAGAGGGACACGAGCCCGCCTGAGCGACTTCTCGGAAAAGAATGCTTGGGAAGCGCTGGAAAAAGCACGTAGATATCGCGCTCATGAAATCACGAACGTTGTAAGGGTGAAAATTATAGACGGAAAGGTGACACTCGATGAAGGATCAAATAAAACAACTTGAGGCTCTTGAGTGGTATTACGATAAACGTCTTAAAGATCAATTTCGGATTGATGCGCAAGATGCTTTTGATAAAGCCGTTTTGAAATACGATGAGGCAATGAATGACATCAAAACGGCCCCTGATGATCTTGCAAAGGTTCGACAGCAACTTGTTGGTTTGCGTCAGCAAATGAAGGTTGAGCCATATCGGAAAAAGATTGCAGCACTTAAAAAACTGAAGGAGCGACTTGATGGAGTGCAAACTGACTAGAAAGATTTGTAAATTGTGGCGAGCTGATGGCGCTATGATTTGCACGACGGATAGTGTTGGCTGGCCTGATCGATGGGTTGGCTGGCATGGTTGGGAATGGTGGTTGGAATTCAAAGAAAATTCAGAAGTTAAACCTCATCAAAAGCATGTCTTGGATAAACTTCGAGCGATTGACATTGGCGCTTGGGTAATTCGCATTCGTCCGAATTGGTGTGATATTGAATATCCCGATGGTCGTGTCGTAAGAGAAAAAGTCCTTTGGGACGATGTTTTGCATACCCTCCAGGTGCTGTCTTGTACGTAGTTGGAGATGGCAACATTATCCACTTCTGGACGGGGTGGATTGAAACGGACCGAAAGGGTGAAATGGTAATGTGGAGGGCTGCCTCAAAGTGAGACAACGGCCAGGTTCGAAACTCTTTTGGCTTTGGAGATGGCAACGTTTTCCGTGGACTGGAATGAGAAAATGCTATAGCCCTAAGGACCAGATTGAAAGCCCAAGGAATTCGCACCCCCTTCTTCTATATGCTATTATGCGTCAAAAAGCTACTTTTTATTGGACTATCCTTGGGTTGGGAATTGTTCGGTCCTATAGGGCTGAATTTGGCCAAAGGGCCTGGTTTGGGAAATGTTGCCATCTGCAAAAAGGGCTTTATGTTTCGGTCAAGAAATAGTAAACGTATTAAGCGCTTGAAATTGCTTAATGAATTAGTACCAAGTCGTCGATGCGGAATTTGTCAAATCGTCAAACTCGAAAGTACCAAGTGGGTTGTCTATGACCACAAAGCGATTTGCAAAAGTTGTTTTATGAAAGGTAAAAAATAATTATGCCATCAATGGATGAATTAGATCAACAATTTCGTTATGAGAATCAGTTACCATGTCGTCAATCAAAGGTCAAAGAGGATAAATGTGTGAAAAAAAGGAAAACAAATGCGGAGTTAATAAAGGAGTTACGTTGTCAAGTGGATATAAAGCATCGTATTCAGGTCGATGCGTTAGGATTGTATTTAGAGGGTGTTAAAGTACCACTTAGGAGAGATGCGAGAAAAGTGTTAATTGATATTGCATGCGTTGATTGGAAAACAGTTTCTCAAATCAGTGATGAAACGGGTTTGACACTGATTCAAATTAGGAATGTTCTTTATAATCCTCTGTTTAGGGGAGTATATATGATTAGGAAATTGATGGGCAATCGGGTTGAATTTATGAAAGGGAAGAAATGATCGCATCACATGTTTTAACGTTGACTCCAGATTATGTCAGCACCTGGTCACTTTGGGAAGCGGTTCGTGAGCTCTTGCAAAACGCAATTGATCAGCGGACATTGAACAAGTCGCGTATTATCTTCGAGTATGAAGATGAGAAGTTGACCATCGGGTCGACGAACGCATATCTCAGCCCTAAGACGTTGTTGTTAGGAATGACCGATAAACGCAATGACGCAACCATCGGTCAATTTGGTGAAGGATACAAGTTGGCAATGCTGGTATTGACTCGCATGTCATACGACGTCAAACTTCGCAACGGGTCGGAATTATGGGTTCCGGCGTTTGAATATAATGAGGAGTATGAGTCACATGTGCTTGTGATAAATAGGTATGAGGCGGAAGATTGTGGTGGCGTATTTTTCGACATTACGAATGTCAGTGAAGATGGCTTTGGTGACATTGCAGAAAAGTATTTGCCTGATGTTCCTCTTGACGTTATCTTGGACGAAGATCACTTACGCAAAAAGGTCTTTCTCGGTGGGCTGTTTGTTTGTGAGATTGATGATCTTGAATACGGTTATAACTTCGCACCTCGCCGCCTGGTCCTAGACCGTGACAGAGGTATGGCATCTTCGTTCGATGTTTCTTGTGCTACATCCGCAATATGGTCTCGTGTCGATGATGATAAGAGACTTTATGCGAATCTGTCCGCTGGAGGGTTAGACACCTCCTTTGTCAATGTATCGCGAGTGTCCACAAATCGCTATGTCGTTGAGCAATACTTAAAGGAAACGCCCAATGCCATTCCAGTGTCATCTGATGATGAAGCAAAACGCCTAATTGCTGCTGGCAATACCGTACGTCGAGTGCCAACAGCGTTATGTAACTTGCTCCGAAGAATGCACAAGTTCGTATTCAATCGTTCAGGTACTCCCTGCGAGAGGCTGGAGCGATTCCAGCAGCAGTTTGGCCGTTTCATGAATGATGAAGCGAAGACGGAATGGAAATCGATCATGGAGGCCTCAAAGGAGTGGAATGGTTGAATGTGCGATAAAAGGGGCGACTGCCCAAACGGATTGTGAAGATCTACTAATCGAAAATGGAGATAAAAGGGGTGACTGCCCAAACGAACCTAGAAAGCGACCCACAGGGATATCTCAGGGAAACTCGCGACCCACAATGCCCAGTTAGGGTTGTTAGGGGGTGACTGCCCAGACGGATTGTGAAGATCTACTAATCAAATTTATTCCATATATGGGAGCAACCGTGGGCAGTCGCTCCCTAACAAATAAGATAGTATTGAAGACCTCATAATTCCGATAAGGGAGATGGTATTGAAGACCTCATAATTCAGATAAGGGGGATGGTATTGAAGACCTCATAATCCCGATAAGGGGGATGGTATTGAAGACCTCATAATCCCGGTAAGGGAGATGGTATTGAAGATCCCATAATTCCGATAAGGGGGATGGTATTGAAGACCTCATAATCCCGATAAGGGGGATGGTATTGAAGACCTCATAATCCCGATAAGGGAGATGGTATTGAAGATCCCATAATTCCGATAAGGGAGATGGTA